CGGACTCGTCCACGTAAATCTTGATGACACGCAACATGGCCCCTCCCGTTAATTTGCTATGGTCCAATCGCTGCTGGACGCGACTCCGGTGGCGAAGTACAACTTCAGCCCCGACGTGTCTACGTAGATGTCCCCGATTTTAGCCGGGGTGGTTCCGGGCGCGCCCGATCCAGAGGAGATGGTTGGTATCGCGGCGGTGATCGTGGGGTCTATCGAAACGCCCTGGCACGCCACGGCGCACGGGCAAAGCACGTCCGTTCCGCCCGTGAGACTTTCCAGTAGCACCCCGACGCTTGCGTATTCCTGTTGCGGAGTCGGATACGACCACGCCCGCCCGGCGTCCCCTTTGGAACAGTAAGCCACCTCCCCGCATACGGCGGCGGTGGTGTCCTCAAGGAGCACGAGGGCGCGTCCGGACACTATGACCCATACCGCATCTCCGGCTTCAAGGGCCTCATTCGCGACCACGCCCACGGGCTTGAGGCAGGCGATACCCGCCTTCTCTACAGTGGACGGGCCTCCGGTGGTGCTTTGGACGACGGTACCTTTAGCTAAAGCCTCGCCCGCCGTCAAAAGCGTGGCGCAACCTCCGCTTGATGTTAGCTTGGCAAGTCCGCTTCCGGCAATAAGACCTGAGAAATCGGCCCACTTCACGGCTTCCTCCTACGCATTCGTTTCAAAGTACGTGATGACGAAGATGTCATGGACCCTTGCCTTCCACGTTGCGCCTCCAGAGTTGTAGACGCCAAAGGCCACACCGAACCCAGACCCGTTCACGATTGCTGGAGTGAGTGAAGCGTTCCAAATGAACGCGGAGCTACCGTACTTCGGAGTCTCATTGGTGGTAAGCCAGGTGGCCTCTTTCACCTGCGGGTAGCCTGCCTGCGTTGGCGTGGCGGCTGACACGAGGCATACCCACGCGTCGCTTATCTTCCCTGCCGATTCAGCCTTGCGCGAAACGTACACCTCTACGCCACGGATGTATGTACTCTGCACGCCTAGCGCGTTGCCAAGGTTGGTGACAAGAAGGGATTCGCTATATCCCCCAGCCGTCACGGGGCATTCCGCGTAATCGGTAGACCCGACGTCCATCTTTGGCACGATGATAAATGGGCCATCCGTGGGGGCTACGGCGCTCGCCCCGAGGTTCAGCACGGACGTTGTATTTGAGGCGATGAGCCACCTCTTGCCGTTCGCGTCTATAAGGTCGTGCGTTGTCCCATAGGATCCAAAGTTGCTGTCACCGGAGTATTTAGTCAGGTACGCCACGCCGCCAGCTACGGAACCAGCCCCGTAAGTACCCTTGTATGTGCGTAGCATCTTGCTCGCGTCAGTCCAGGCGGTCTTTGTGGCTCCAGCCGGGATTGTGCTCCCGCCCGCGTCCATCTTCGGGTACCACGCTACCGATACGGCTGTTCCTGGGCCGACGCTACCGTACCTCGCAAACGAGTTCCCGATGGTGACTTCAAAGTACCCGGTCGAGATGTTCTGGTCTGCGGCGCTGTCCCTCACTTCGCAACTCACGAGATACGTTCCTGTAGCGGCGTAGGTGTGCGACGCCGTGGCGGTGGTGTCCTGGTCCGAAGCGGCATCGCCCCAATTCCACTCGTAATGGTACGGGGCAGAGCCGTTCGCGGCGGTGCAAGTCGCCGTGCAGGTATATGTACCGTCCCCGTTGGCTACGATGGAATCCACATTCATGTCCACCGTTAAGCCGATAGAGAGGAACGTGAACCCGCTGGTGTCCCCCTTGTAATTCACGACCTCCACCGCGATAGACGGCCTCCACTTGCTTGCGCCTGCGGGCTCCTCCTCGTCTCTCCAGATTGTAACATTCCACTTTGTTTTTCCGTTTCTCGCTTGCTGTGCAATATCAATGGTGGGGTGCCGGTCCCAGGTTGATGTTTCGTCGTCGGGCGCGGGGGTCGGATGGGTCCACCTGTCAGCGGTGTACAGCCTGATTTCGGAGCACGCCGCCTTCGTCGCTGCGGTGTCCGTGGCGTTGAGTGTGATGAGGAGCTTTATCTTCTTTCTGCCCTGCGCCTTAATGAGTACGGACGGGAGCCCTGGTACGGCTATGGCTGTGGAGTCCGAGCCTGCTACCTTCGATGCAACGGTGGTCCACGTTCCGGGGACGTTTCCAAAGTTGCCCCGCACGGTAATTGGATTGAGCGTTGCCCCGCGTGGGAAGTGCGACGGAATATAAACGGCTTTCGTGTTCCACGGTACGAAAGTATGCTGGTCTTCTCCGGTCGGCGCCGTCAGTGGAATTGCCACCCCAGCAGCCGGATACGCCCTAAGTTGATACGCACCTGCGACCGGGTTGTAGATAGTATAAAGCGTGTTGTTCGTCAGGCCAGTGATGACTCCAGCCCCCGAGCATTCGTACCGGACGACCTGCAAGGCGCTCCATGCGGGGTCTTCGGCGAAGGTCACTGTGTCGGCCCCGCTGTCCACGTCGGTATCTTCGCAGACCGCCGCCGTCTGTTTCGCCGTGTCGTTTGTGAATATCTGCGTGATGGTTTCGGTGGCTGCCCCCAGCGTGCTTGTTACGAGCACTTCAACTTGATCACACGGGGCCACCAGGACGTTCATGGCGAGGTCGCATTCCACCATGGCCGTACCCGGCTTGTCCTTCACGACAGACACGACCCCGCTGACGGTGGGCGCAGGCACGATGTTCCCCACCGCGTAGTTTGCATCGTCGGTGGAGGCGTACTCGGACGGCGCGGAAACGGTATCGTCCGTCCCGCCGCGATAGACGGCCTGCACGTCCACGCACCACCTGGGGGTAACAAGCTCCCAGGGGAGTTGCGTCTTCCTCATGTACATTGGGAAGCACCAATAACCGGCATATGCCGCGTTGGGGTGGTCCCCGGTCACTCCGTCATATTGCTTGTTGGGTGCATCGGTCAGGTTGTACTCGGCCTCGGGCCGGTCGCGGTCCTTCGTGAATGCCCACCGGGTGAGGTGAAAGAGCCAGAGCCTACCTTTCACGTCATCCTGCTCCCACTTCCACAGGACGAAGTAGAGCGGGCGCTTGACCATGAGGACCGCCTCTTTGCTCTTGTCGTCCCTCATGTAGTTGCGGATCTGCGTCTTCGGGAAGTCCTTTCGCGGGTACAGGTCCCGGCACCAAGCAAACGCGCTGGCCGTGTTCTCCGTGGCCTTGACGATCATCACGCCTTCGGGGGCCTCGGGCGGGTCCGTGTCTACGGCTTCATCGCCCTCCTCGGTCTCGCCCGTGCTCGCGGCAACGCCAGTGCATTTGACAAGCTCCATCCCTACGCGGTCCAGGTTCCTGCCGTACAGGCTCCGCACGTCGTAGAGTAGGCGGTAAACCCAGTATTCAGCGGCGGAGATGGAAACGCGGTCCCATAGCTGGTACGCCGTCCCGTCGTCCAGGACCTCCACCTCTTTCCCGCGCCTGCGGATTCCGAAGAAAGCGTAGGCCCGGTCCCGAATGTCCCGAAGGCGGGCCATGGACAGCACGTAGTCGGTGACGATTTCTAGGACGCTCTGCGGGTAGGTGACGCCGCCCTTCCGTGAGAATCGGTCTTCGGAGCCCGTCACCTTTACCATGTTGTAGAACTTCTGCCAGAGCCCCGTCGTGGAGTGCGTCATCAGGAGCGCGTCCAGCGCCTTGACGGAGCCGCCGGTTTTGTTCTGGTCCCGCTGAATGAAAAGGTATTTGTTCGCCCCGATGAGGTAGGCGCTCCCGTTCAACGCGAGTTCCGAGAGGGCTTCCTTGACCGTCTTTCCTTCGGTGTCCAGGTACTCGATAACGGGTGTGCCGTATTCGGTCACGACAATATCGCGCTTGCCAGAGGCGTTCGTAATGTGCGCGTGGTCGAACAGGAGCCCCGCCGCCGTCGCCAGGGCGATGTCCCTGTACCCCCGCGTTGAGCACGAGATGGACGTGTTGTTATTCAGGTTTACCCGCAGAGCGCCCTTGACGCGGACTTGGTAGGCGTTCAGGGTGGCGTCCGTGTCTATGGTCCCGCGTATCTCTAGGTCCTGCCCCGAAAGCTGGCCGTTGGGCTGGGCCTTCTGATACGAGAGAAGGTCTTTCGGTAGGAGCCCGAGGGTTGAGATAATGGGGCCAAGGCTCGTCAATACGCTCGGGTCGGCCTGGACACGATAGGCCCCAGCCGCCGGAGAGCCCGCGCCAAAGAGGACGAACTTCTTGGTGGCATACAGGCTATTCAGGACGAACCACTTGGTTCCCGCGCTGTCGTACAGGAAGCAATACGCAAACTTACCGTCGGCTGTGCCGAAGTTGGTGTTGGCCGTATCAATGAGCCACGTAGCGCCAACACTCGTTGACGTTCCCGAGGTGTTCGCGCTGATGTTGGTGGCGAAGGCGAAGGGCTCGATGGTCCCCGCGCCGTGGGCGGGGCTCCCCGCGCTCAGGGTTAGATCGGTCACGAGCGATGCCGAAGCCGTGTTGGCCGTGACGGTGAACACGACGTTGTTGTGGTCCACGAAGATGTGATTCGCCAGGGCGTTGACCGCGTAGGCGTTCGCCAGGGTGACGCGGAACTTGCCCGCCGCGTCGGCCCAATCTGTGAAGGCGTCGAAGCTGTTGGGGATATTGCGGACCACGAGGGCCGCGTTGTAGTGATCCAAGCGTTTCAGCTTCCCGAAAAACGTGGCGCTGACCGTCTTGGCTACATGGTCAAAGCGCACGCCCCACGGGTCTATGTCGCCCTCCCACACCACCGTCGCGCCCTGCTTGAGCTTGAGTACCCATGTCCCGGTGTCGGTGGCTTCGTCGTACACGGCCTCCGGGTCCAGGTCCGTCCAGAGGTCCGTCCAGAGCCCCGCCGTGTGCCCCGTAATGGGGTCATTCGCCAGCGTGACGGAGATGTCCCCGCAGGTCTCTTGTGCGGTGTCCTGCTCCACCGCCTGCTCTAGCTGGCCCATACTGTCGCCGAGAACGTGGCACCCGGCAAGGGTAGTCACGTCGTGTTCGGTGGCTCCGGTAGGGTCGGTGATCGTGACCGTGAGCGGCATTACAGCACCTTGAACCACATGGGGCCGTCGGGGGGTTGAACGCCGTGGCGGATGTCCTCGCCGACGAAATCAAATTCCCATTTGCAGTTAGTCGTGACGGTATCGTAGGTGGGGGCGTAGTCTCCGTCAAGCCACACGCGGCCCCAATCCCTGATGGTGTAGGCGTCCGCGCCCGGTGTGCCGGTGACGGTGACTTGGTGAGAGGAGAGCACGGTATCGGCGATGATGTACTCCACCGCGTTGCTCAGGAGCGTTGCGCCGTTGAAAAGGTCGTTCGCGGTAATGGGAGTGTCGGCGCTGTCGTCGGCTAGGTAGCCCGATGCCCGAGCCGTGGCCGTGCCAGAGTACAGGTGAAGCGCCATCTGGAGGTAGCGCCCCGGGTTCGCGGTGTCGCTCCAGGCGTTGAGCACATCCTCCAGGTTGACGCTCCCTGCGACGTGCCCGTACTGCGCGGTCTCAATGGCGACGTGGACTGACGGTATCCAGCCCACGAGCGCATTCCTGCTGCCCATGTCCGTCAAGGGCCGGTCGTTGAATTTCTTTACGGCGACGGGCGGGGTGACGGTGCAAAGCTCCGTCGGGATGAAGGTATTGACGACCGTACCGGCGGCCTCCATGCACCGTAGCGCGAATTGGTAAGCCCACAGTGTAGCCATTAGGTTCTCCTCGCGCTTCCGACCTTGCGGGATTGCCGACCAGGATAGGACCGCTTCGTGTCAATCTCGGCCTGCCTCATGGTGTTCTGGAGGCTCTTGCGGTTCACGTAAGCCTGGGCCGCGTTGAGCGGCGGGACGATGATCCGGGGAGAGTTGTTCGTGGTGGAGGAAATAGCCGTGGAGGTCGTGTTGGTGATGTTCTGCGCCATGGCCGGGAATCCCTTCGCCATCGTGCGGGCGAACCCCCTGGTGGCGTAGTGAAGGTAATCCTCGGCCCACACGGAGCCCTCTTCCTCGGCGTAGGCGTCGGACTCGGGATTATCAAAGCCGCGTGGCTTGCGCTTGGAGCCGCGTCCGCTGACGTTGTAGTGGGTGGGCGTGCTTTCGGTCGTGGTGGTATTTCCTCCCCCCACGCTAGACGAGCCAGCCCCGCTCCCTATTTCTGTCTGCTCTATCTTGACTATTTCAGCCGCAGCGGTGGCGGCGGCAATGGCGGCTAGATAGTAATTTGGTAGGGCCTCCACCACGGCCCGCGCCCCAGACGCAACAGCGAGCGCAATCTGCACGGCCTTAGAGTGCTCGAAAAGGGTACTGGCAAGCCCCATGGCTGAGTCTACATACCCCATGGCTGACATAATGCGGCTTTTGGTTGTCTCTTCGTCTATCTGACCAAGTGCGGCGGCCTTTAGCTTCTCTATGTCCACTTCCTTGTCCGCCGCGTCCTGTATGGCGGTTAGCCACTGTTGCAACAGTAGCTTTGCCTTTTCCTGCTCGGCCTTCCTTGCCTTCTCGTTCTTCGCCGTAGCGATTTTTACTACCTGAGCCTCAAAGGCTTCCCCGGCCTTCGTGACATCAGCCATCTTCTTCTGGTGTAGCTCCTCCCTGGCCTCCTCGTCCCTATCCGTGTTGGCCTGGGCTTCCTTCTCTGCCTTGGCCCGCACGGCGAGGGCCTGTAGCTTGGCCTTGGTAATATCGGCCTCTGCCTTCTTGACTACGCCTAGCTGGTTCTTCTCGTAAGAACCAGACTCCAACCCAAGCGCATCTTGGCGAGCGGCGGTCTCGGCCTTCGTGTTTTTCTCGATCTCCTTGACGCGGGCCTTGTGCGCGGTTTCCAGCGCCTTGATTTCTAGCCCCGCCTCCTTCGTCCGCAGGGCCGCGTATTCCTGCATGGCCTGTTCCATGTCGGACACGCGGGGCATCCCGAGGGCGGCGGCGAGCTTGTCCCTCGCGGCGTCACCGGCTTCTCTTCGGGATGCGGAGTCGTACCTCATTTCTTCTTGCTGTACGGTGCGCCTCGCCTGCTCGCGTATGCGCTCCAGTTCCTTCGCCTCAGCGGATGCCTTGGCTTTCGCCTTGTCGTACTCCGCATCCGCCTTCTCATCCTCTGCCTCGCGGCCCTTGTCGCTGACTCCGGGGGCGTGCGGGAGGTCCATGCCCTTCATATCATAGAGTTTCTTTTGCATCGCCTCCATGAGCGTCGTTCGTCCCTTCAGCTGCGCGTTGACGGCCTTGAGGCGATCCTTGTTCTGCGCGAGCTTTTCGTTGTACTCGGTTTCGGAAATGAGCCCGCGATGCTTCAGACTTGCAAGGTGCGCGGTTTCGGAGTTCAGGTGCTCCAGCTCCCCGCGTGATTCCTTAACCAATGCCGACCAAGATTTGAATGCGCCTGCGGCGTCGGCTACCTGGCCTTTAATGACGCCAAGCACCTGAGCCCTATGCAAGGCTCCATAGAAGTCATGGAACCCGTTAGTAATTTCGCCCAGCCAAATGCCAACGTCCATCAGCGTAGCGACTTCCTTGCCCATCCTGTCTTTGAGGTTGTCCCACGCGGACGCGACCATGTCCACTGTGCGCTTGTGGTCGTCGAGGAGCCTGTTCGTACCGCCGTACATCTCGTTGAGTTCGCGCAGGGCTTCGGTTGCTCCCTTGCTCCCATCGGCGAGACCAAATAGCCCGCCCCTTACGCTCGTGAGGGCGTAGGTGTTTCCGAGCATGAGCATTTCCAAGCCGCGCTGTACGGTGGAAAGGTCGCGCCCCGTGGTGGCCGCTATGTCCATGGCGAGCCCGACGGCCCGCATGGCGTTCTCGGCGCTTCCGGCGGCGGGAATCATGTGCTGTAGGTGCTGGTAGGCTTCGCTGGTGCTGACGCCGACCTTCTGCATCCCTTCGGCCCATTCATGGACGGCCTTGACTTGTTCGCTGGACGCACCCCCGAACGTCTCCATGAGGCCGATGATCCCGCGAATGCGTCGTTCTTCTTCGATGTAATGGAAGAAGCCTTCCTTGAAGGTTTCGTACAGCTTCAAGAAAGCGCCAGCGAGCGACAGAACCACCGCAACCTTCCCCATGATGAACTTCCCAAGCGAGGCAAAAACTCCGGTGGTTTCCTTCCCCTTCGATATGGCCTTCTTGTGCTCCTCCGTGGCTTTCGCCATCATCTCGCTGTACTTCTTGCCCGTAATGTCCCCTGCCTCTAGGGACTTACTGAGCAGGCTGATGGTCTCGTTGTACTTGGCCGTGGCCTTATCGAGCTGGCTCATAGTGGTCATGAGCTTTTCAAGGTCCTCGCGGCGCTTTGCCTCCCGCTCCCTCAGTTCGTCAACGCTGATGCCCAGCCTTTCGGCGGCCTGTTTTTCTTCGTCCAGCTTTTTGTTCATCTTGGCGAGGTCTTCAAGGCCCTTCTTGTGGGCGTCCTGGTATTCCTTGAAATTCCTTGCGAGGAGTTCATACGATTGCGCTGTCTTTTCGACAGCCCCGTCGTCACTGCCCTTAAACTCTACGCGTACGCCTAGAATGACATCCTGGTCAGCCACGCTCGCCCCTTAGCACAGGCACCCACTGGACCGCAGATTCTCAAGTACCGCCTGCCTCTCTTCCATCGTTAATTCTCTCGCCCCCTGCGGGAGCGTGCGCTTTCCTGGCTCGCCCGGCCCGGGTACACCCTGGCTCGGGTCCTCCGTGGGCGTCCCGCCCTCGGCGTATTCCATGCAGTCAAGAATCTGAATGGCTTCCTGCATCGGTAGCTCTAGCACCTTGCGGTGCGTGTAGCACGGGCACTCTTGGACGATGCGGTGAATGAGGAGCGCGAGAGAAGGCACCTTCGGCGGGGCGGTGTCGGCGTACTCCCCCTCGCCCTCTTTCGCCTCTGGGGTGAAAAACTTGATGATGTAGTCTACGTCGTTACACTCATACAGGGCGTCATAGCACGCCACGACCTGCGCGGTGGTGGCCCGTAGCACGTTCTTGACGCTCAGGGGTGAGAGCGTGATGTGGTGGAGGAGCGGCGACATGGCCTCCGGGTGAGACGGGAGGAGGGGCAGGACGGATGCCCCGCCCCTCCCGAGTGATTCGCCCATCCTGAAGAGGCTTTCCGCCACGTTGTAGCACTGGAAGACCGGGACCGGGCCGATGATGGCGTAGTCTGCGCCGTACCTTGGACGGAGGCCAACGCCGCACGCGATGCGGTAGAGGAGCCGCACGGGTGCGTGAAGGAGGCCGGGGATGTTCTCCCAGCCCCCCACCCGCCGCTTCTTGTAAATCCTACTGAATCGCGTCTTCATGGTTAGGTCGTGCTGTCCACGATCTTGCCGATGCCCTGGTGGGTGTTGGTGGAGATGGCCGTGGTGTCGTAAATGGCCTCTCCGGTGAAGGGAAGCTGGAGCCAGTTGTCCTTGACGTACATCTGCTTGATGTCTGCCTGGAACACGCAGCGCCAGATGGAGACCGTCCGCTTGGTGAACGCGGTGGCCTGGGAGTCGCGGACCTTCACGTTGAGCCCGGTGAGCACGATCTTGACGGTGTAATACTGGATCGCGGTTTCCTGGCCGATGCAGAGGGTCCGGCTGGTGATTGCCGCCGAAGCGGCGTCGTCGTAGATGTTGAGCGTGTTGGTGGTCAGGGGGTTGAACGAGGCCGGCATCGGGTCGCCCGCCACGAGGCAATACTTCAGGAGGTCGGCCTGGTGGCAGATGCCCTTGATGGAGAGGTCCCGCGCCGTGTAGAACACGTCGAGGGCGTAGAAGACGTTATCCACGTAAATCTTTTTCAGCGTCTTCTTGTCACTGATCTCCAGGCCAGTGATGCCGCCCAGGTCGTAAAAAACGGACGCGCCTCCAGCCGTCACCCACGCGGCAACCGAGATGGTCGGGAGCCCGTGCGCGAAGCCTTCGGTTTGCAATCCGTGAAGCTGGTCGCCACTTGCCATTAGATCAACTCCGCTTTCTCCGCTTTCGCGGGCCGCTTCTCAGGCTCGGGCGCGTCGTGCTCCACCAGCACTCCGTCGCTCACCAGACGCTCGATTTTCCGTCGGCAGTCCGGGACAAGATCAACGGGGTCCACGGGCTCGTTGCTCGGGGCCGCGCCTACTTTGTCAAGCCAGCGATAGCGAAAATCGACTTCCCCGTTCGTCGGGCAAGACTGCAAGATGAGAATGCAGTCCTTCGGGAAGTTGGGGCCGTCGCAGGTCCAGAACTTCTTTTTCGCCATTGTTACTCCGAAAAGAAAAGGTCCATCGGGTACACGAGCAAGCCGCGTTCGTCGCCGGGGTAGCACGTCCAATCCCTGCACAGCCCGTAAGGGTCCAGCTTCGCATGGAGCACGGCCCGCAGGTGGTTCAACTTCGTGGCGATGAGCCCGGTGTCGCTCTTTTCCTTCAGGACAAAACCGTACATCGTGACGTGAATGAACCACTTTCCAATCGTCACGTCCTGCCTGAATCTCTTGTCGTCCCAGATGCGGACGTGCGGGCACTCGCCGGTTGTCAGGTTGATGGTCGGCTTGCTCCAGTTCCTTGTGGCGGCGTGCCCCGCGCCGTACTCGGCGACAAGGGCAGAGGTGATGTCCGCTTCCAAGGCAACTAGAACCGCCTCATCTCTCGCTGTGATGGTCACCGGCGCTCTCCCTTCACGATCACGGAAAGTGCGTACCCAGCCGCCTTGGCGATGCCCTCTCTCGCGCCTTCTACGGCGTCGCGGAACCACCGTTTCGGGCGGATGTCTACGTGGGTGACGAGGTTGTACCAAGCCACGATCTGGCCCGGTGCGTCCTCGCGGCAAAGCTGGCGGCCCTTCACAAAGAAGCCCTCGATCTGACGGAGAGGCGTCCCGGCGTAAACGTCCACGCCAGCGCCGCTTAGGGCTGGCCCTCCAGGTACAGGAATCCGCAGGAATTGCCCGTTCACGGGTACGATGGTAGGCAGCTCGCCGCCCTTTCCAACCGTCCCGACTTCTTGAACGTAGGCAACCATGCTTTGGTGTGTACCCTTGGGCAGTCCCCACAACACGAAGTTCTCGGCCCGCAAGATGGGGCACCCGCTCACGAAGGCGAATAGCTCGCCGCTCCGCTTGTTGAGGTACTGCGGATCGTCCAGGTGACGGAGCGCGACGGCTTTGATTCCTTCGATGACGGAAAGCGCGGCGTCCAGAACGGCTTTCGGGAACAGGGTTTTGAATCCCCTGATCCTTTCAGCCAACCGCCTTGCGCCTTCTGGTCCGATGTCGTACGGCACGGCCTTACCTCAGAAGTGAACCGAGTAGTGATCGAGAGCGTCCTGAATGATGTCGTAGCCTTTCATGTTCCTGACCATCAGTTGCACTTGTTCGGGGCCAAGTGTTTTGGCCCCTATGCCGATGCGCTTGGGCTCGTCGAAGATGAGGGCGGCCACCCAGAGCACCGCCGTTCGCGCATCCTCCGGGAACACCAAGAACCCAGCCACGGAAACGAGCCGGATGTTGGCCTGTCCCTTCGGGAAGTAGTAGGACCCGCGAGCCGTGATGGAGCGCGGGAAGGGCTTCTGCTGGTCGTTGAAAAACGCCTCTTGTCCTGCCTCTGTGGCGGTGGTGTTGAGCATGATGTTCCACGTGGAACCGTCCACCTCCAGGGAGGTAATACTGACGATGGGCCAGTGCCGGGGGCGCAGGACGCGGCTCCCATTGCCGTTCAGCCGCTCCGTGTAGGTGTCGTATTCCCAGGTCGCGGTGGTACGCCATCGCCACCAAGCCTCCGCAGAGGCAAGAGCCAACAGGCCCGAAGGGCGGTCGTCTGCCACCATCTCCTTGAAGTCTACGAAATCCTGAATGGGAACGAGCATCCTGCGCCTCCGCTGGGTTTAGTAGCCCGACCAGATGTCGTAAAGCTGGCCGAAGGCCGGGGGGATGTAGCACGCGAGCCCGCCGCGCAGGCGCGTCTCGAACTCCCGCTTGGGGTTCGTGACCGCGTAGGCGAAGTTGACCCAATCGTAGCTCATCCAGAACTTGAGAGGGGCGGGCACGTCGGCCATGGGGTACGGCACGGTGTCGGGAATCCAGAAGATCATCCCGCCGGGGACCCAGGGCTCGGTGTCCAGGGGCACGATGCGCCCCGTGACCGGATGGACGTAGTTCTTGACGTAGCCACCGCCCGTCCATTCATTGTTCGCGGAAACGGGGAGGCCGAGCCGCAGGAGGGACGTAGCGGAGCCTTCCCCGAGCTTCTTGGTGATGTGGGCGCGGTCGTTGATGCCGCAGACCAGTCGCCCGGAGTCCATGCCGAGAGCCCCGAGGTAGCAGTTCGTCAGCATGGCGTCGATCTCGGGAATCCCGTTGCCTTCGGCTGCGGAGAGGGCCGCACCGACGCGATGGATGTACGCGCCGGAACCGGAGGCGTTGAGAAGCCCGATGAGCCCGGTGAAGTCGTTGGCGTCTGCGGACGTGTCGCCCGCAACGCTCGCGGCCCCGTCGGTGTTGATGTGGGTCCAGATGGTCTGGGACTGCCACACCACGCCCTGGAAGAGACACATGGTCTCCGCTACGGCGGTGGCGTGCTTGACCGCGAAGACCGCATAGGCAACGGCCTTCGGGTTGGGGGTGAACACCAGCTTGACCGGATGGGTGGCCGTGGGGGTCACTTCGCTGATGTTGCTGGTGGCGGCGAAGCCGTCGGTGAAGTCCATGGTGGCCCCGGCCTTGCCCTGGACACAGCCGTTCGCGTCGGGGACGAGGACCATCCCTCCCGCGAGGGCCTTCTGCGCGGCCATGGCGGTAAGGGGCTTGACGAGCCAGCCGTAGCAGTCGTTGGTGAAATCGGAAACCGGGGTCGCGCCGTAGTCGGTGGCGGCGACGGTGGAGAGTGCGGCAAGGGCCGAGACGTTTCCGCCGAAGAGATGCGCGGACTCGGCACGACGCCCGACCATGAGCATGTTCGTGGTGAGGCGTGCGAGGGCGTTATCGAAAGAGCCAGCGGCCCTTTCGGCTTCGTAGTCGATGTCCCAAATGCCGGGGGACACGATGCCGAAGCTCACGGTGGGGTTGTCGAACACGAACTTTCCGGCGGCGGCGGATCGGGTGCCAGCGGCGGCGGTGCTCTTGCCGACCTGGTACACCTGCGTGATGCGCTTGTACTCGTGGCTGTTGCCGGTGGCGACCGCCTCGCGGGGAATCCACTGCTGCCAGTAAGTCATCATGGCGACTAACTGCTTGGCAGGTGCCTCCAGCGAGTAGCCGTAGTCGGCATTGCCGAGTGCGAGCGAAGACGCTTTCTGAACGTCGTCGGTGTTCCCGTCCATTCCCATCGCCTTCCTGACGGCCAACTGGGCGGCGTCAAGGATCTGCTGGGTGACGGCGTTAGGGTCCAAGGTTATCTCCTTTTCGTCTTGGGCTGGGCGGCCAGGATCATCTTTTCGGCGGCCAGCGCGTTGACGGCGGCCTGGAAGCGCACGGGGTCATTCCCGTGTCTGGCCGTGATCGCCTCCACTTCGGAGGCGGTAAAAACCGACCTGTCGGCCTTCGTGACATCCTCCTGCTTCTCAGGAGGAATGGTGGTGGGGTTCCCGTGGGAATCCCGGTACAGAGGGTGCCCCGGCTCGGAAACGATCCGCTTTCCCATCTGCTCGATCTCTGCCTTGAGGACCTTGTTTTCGCCCTCCACGGCATCGAGTTTCGTGACGAGTCCGCCGACCATCTTCTCCACCTCGGCCTTGACCACATCGGCGAGCCCTTCGACCTTGGCGACGTTGCCGCCTTCCCCGGGATTGGGTGAAGCGTCGTCCGTGGTCTTGGGAGTCTCCGTCGCGGCCTCCTCCGTCGTTGCCTTATCAGCCCCCAGGTCGGCTTTCAAAACCTCGGCCATCTTGGGGGAAAGAATCTCCTTCACCTCGGAGGCGATGAAGCCGCTGAGGTTTTCGAGGGCGGAATGCAGAAGCTCGGCCTGTACAGCCGCCTCGGGATGGCCCTCGCTCTTTTCGTGCTGTTCCAGCCACGCGATGATGTTGACAGCGTACAGGGCGTTGAGGACATCCCCGACTTCCTCGGTGGGGTAGGCCCAGTTGGTTTCGGCGAAGTTGACCTTCTGGACATCGTTCACCTTGAGCACGATGCCCAGGACTTCGGCCTTTGCCACGAAAGCGGCGTTGGCCTGCTCCTGCCATGAAGGGCCGGGAGGCTCGGGGTCCACGAACTCGCCTTTCTTCACGTCGAAGCGGCATCCGGGGACCATGCCCGAGTCCACGATGGACCATTCGGAAATGCGCTCCAGCACGACCTTCGTGGCGTTGACATCCTTCCCGTCCACCTTCCAGACCACCTTGTTCCGGGTCTTGTCGGAAGCCCCGCCGATGCTGAACTGAGAGAGCGTGCCGTCAAGCACCTTGGCCTGAGTGAGCGGCGCTCCCTCGCTAATGAAGCCGTCCAGCTTGATGGCGCGGCACCCCTCCACCTCCACGGGCTCCCAGGCCAGGACCTTGCCCACGGCCTCGGGCTTGTGCATCTCGCGGAGGTTCCCGCTGTAGGCGTCCATGCAGGCGACTACGGAATCGTAGTCAATAACCTCCTTCACCTTGTCGGGCTTCTCGATGAACCCGATCCCGCTGACGTGGACGCGCCCGTCCTCCAGCTTTTCGGCCTTCGTGATGGGGACGTTGAAAAAACACTCTGCCTTGTCCATCGGATTCTCCTAGTCGTGTTCCAGGGTGAGCCGGTCCCCGGTCTTCCCGTTACGAAGGAAGCTGGCGATGGCTATCCTGAAAATGGTCTCTTGGGGCTGGG